AGTGATTTGCAGAGGGGAAGAGAAGAGCAACAGCGCATGCAGGCACTCTCACGATCAGAAAAGGTGTTAAAAAAACTGGAGCAACTGGGGTTCGATGACAATGTCGGCGACAGCGCACAACTTAAAGCTCTTGAGCTGTTGGGCAAGAGCGTGGCACTGTTCACTGATAAGGTTGAGACTGAGGATAAGACTGAACGTGACGCCAGTTTGATCAAAGCTGAACTACAAACCAAGCTCGACAGGCTGCTTGGATAAGTTCGATTGAACTTTCACTGAAATCGGTCGCCATCCGTACACGCGCAACTTAGAAGGAACGCGAGCGCGACCCGTGCGACCCCCACGTACCCCCGCCCCCCCATGTGAGCGCACGCCCACGCGCGCGCGCATACATGATGTTCAACACAAACGATACAAAAGCCCTAGGAATCCTACCCCTCTATAAAAGTTCAAACATTTACAAAAACAGTTAGCGAGTATAGCACGTCGAATTAACTTTTCTGGTAATGGAAGATAGTCTTTCTTTCCTTCCAAGGTCTATGCTCGCCAAAACGACTGCATATCGCCTGTGGATTGTGAAATAACAGGCGAGCGTTTGTTTTATGTGATTGGTATGTTCAGTTCCGTGCCATCATCCATATGAATCCGAATAGCCCTCCGACCAACACGAGGAACAAGGAGATTCCTGCGCTCCACTCCTTGATGTTCTGGACGATTTCCAGCCTACGGTACTCGTTATCGCGCTTCTGAACACGGATTTCTGCTTCTATGCGGAGAAGTTCCTCCCAGTGGCTTGGGCCATACACAACCGATATGTAGTCTTTAAGTTCCGACCTCATGCTTTCGGCACGTTTGCGAGCCGCGAAAATTTCCATGGCCTGACTCTCGACGCCGCCACCAAGAATCTGAAAAACGGATGGATTTTGGTTTTTCTTTTCCAAGAAATCTAAATCGGACATGGCACCAGCCCAACGAGACAAGTCCATGCCCATTGACTCCAAATCTTTCCCGATTTGCATACCCTTCTTGAGTGCCGAAAACGCACTTGAGGCTATAGTGATTGCAGAAATAGGGTCAATCATTTAAACAACTCGTCTGAACTTCCCCCTCGTTCAGACTTTCTCTGGTAGTTTATCTATAGGTGGGCATTTATAGCGAATATACATAGTAACTTCAGTAATTTCAACTTCGATATAAAAGTTCGCTTGAACTTTTTAAAAAAATCTTCTATGTATAATATATATAATATTATATAATAATAATATTAGATATAATATATAATATATATCGGTAGACGTTTATAGATATATTATTCTATCGGTAGACGATTATATAATATATACTATACCGTGAGACAGAAATCCTCCCAATTCTGTCTTACGGCAAGCAGGCACTCTTTCCCCACTCACGTTGCTTGCTTGCCAACACAGCAGAAAGAGCATAGCTCTATATGCGAAGCGGAGAGCTAATGCAGAAACTTGCTGCGGTAAAAGATAAAATATCTCAGTTACCTGTTGAGCAACAGGCAGAACTTCTAGATTTGTTGGCAGAACTGGAAGATGCCGAGAACAAGAAGACCGCCAAGGATGATTTCATAAGTTTTACAAAAATGATGTGGCCCAGCTTTATTTCTGGTAGGCATCACAAGACAATGGCCGATGCTTTTGAGAGAGTGGCACGAGGTGAGTTGAAACGGCTTATCATCAACATGCCACCCCGTCACACCAAGTCAGAGTTCGCGTCTTTTCTGCTACCATCTTGGTTTTTGGGTAAGTTCCCTGAGAAGAAAGTTATTCAGACGGCACACACGGCTGAGTTGGCGGTTGGGTTCGGCAGGAAGGTCAGGAATCTTATCCAGTCTGAAGACTTTCAAAAAGTCTTTAAGGGCATAACCCTATCGACTGATTCAAAGGCTGCTGGACGTTGGAACACAAACAAGCGAGGGGATTACTTTGCGATTGGTGTGGGCGGTGCTGTTACAGGTAAGGGTGCCGATCTTCTGATTATCGATGATCCTCATTCAGAACAGGATGCACAGCAGGGTCAGTTCAATCAGGATGTCTACGACAAAGTTTATGAATGGTATACATCAGGCCCAAGGCAGCGTTTACAACCGGGTGGTGCCATCATTGTGGTTATGACGCGCTGGTCTAAGCGTGATTTGACTGGACAGATACTTAAATCAACGTCTGACAGAAAAGGAATGGATGAATGGGAAGTGATAGAGTTCCCTGCCATTATGCCGTCAGGCAATCCCCTCTGGCCTGAGTTCTGGTCTAAGCCTGAACTTGATGCCTTAAAGGCAGAACTTCCTGTATCAAAATGGTCAGCGCAATATCAGCAAGACCCTACCTCAGAAGAGGGGGCACTCATCAAACGTGAGTGGTGGCAGGAGTGGGAGCATGACAGTCTTCCACCTTGTGAAGCCATTATCCAGTCTTGGGATACGGCATTTCTGAAAACACAGCGGTCAGACTACAGTGCCTGTACGACATGGGGGGTATTTTATCACCCAGATAAGCTTGGCAGGTCTCAGCCAAATATAATCCTGCTTGATGCCTACAAAGAGAAACTAGAGTTTCCAGAACTCAAACGAGCGGCATATGACAAATATAAAGAGTTTGAGCCAGATCAGATGATCGTGGAAAAGAAAGCGTCAGGTGCGCCATTGATTTTTGAGCTTAGAGCTATGGGAATACCAGTCACTGAGTTCACTCCATCTCGTGGTCAGGATAAGATTGCAAGGGTAAACGCGATAACAGACCTATTCGCAAGCGGATCAATATGGTATCCTTCCACCAGATGGGCAGAGGAAGTGATTGAAGAATGTGCGTCATTCCCCTCTGGGGATCATGATGACTTAGTGGACTCGACCACACAAGCTCTGCTAAGGTTTAGACAAGGCGGCTGGGTTAGAGCCGCATCGGATGACTGGGATGACGAACCGAAGTATCGCAGACCAGTTGAGTATTACTAGAGGGGCTTGCCCCCATGCGAAGCACTAGGAGCTTATCATGGCTATAGAAAAGAAAATGGAACCGTCTGATCTTGAGATCGAAGGCACAGATGCTGAAGATATTGAAGTTGAGATTGTAAATCCAGAGGCTGTGTCAATTGATACAGGGGACGGTGGAGTCATTATAGACTTCGAAGGCGGCATTTCCGAGGAACTGACGGGGCCAGACCATGACGCAAATCTTGCAGACTTCATGGACAAGGGTGAATTGCAGTCGATGGCATCTGAAATGGTGGGGGATTTCGAGTCTGACCGTGAGTCGCGCCGTGATTGGGCTAGGGCATACGTCAAAGGGCTTGATCTTCTGGGTATGAAGATCGAAGAACGCAGTCAGCCATGGCAGGGCGCGTCTGGTGTGTTCCATCCAGTACTAACTGAGGCTGTTGTTAGGTTTCAAGCACAGGCTATGGGAGAGATATTTCCTGCATCTGGCCCTGTTAAGACCAAGATTATGGGTAAAATGACCCCAGAAAAGGTCGATCAGGCCGATAGAATCCAGACTGAGATGAACTATCTCCTCACCGAGGAGATGACGGAATACCGTGATGAGACAGAGCAAATGCTCTTCAAGCTACCTCTCGCTGGCTCTGCGTTTAAGAAAGTTTACTATGATCCTCTGGAAGAACGTCCATGTTCCATGTTCGTGCCAGCAGAAGATTTTGTAGCGTCTTACGGGGCTTCTGATTTAGCTTCATGCCCACGATACACGCACATCATGAAGAAGACATCCAACGAGATACTTGAGTTACAGGTTGCCGACTTCTACAGAGAGGTAGACCTTCCAGACCCAGAGCCGGATTTCTCAGACATACAGGAAAAATACGACGAGCTTGATGGAGAGAGTGCCGTCATAGAAGATGATGACCGACATACAATTCTGGAGATGCATGTTGTCATGAATATGCCAGAAGAGTTTGATGATCCTGACGGGATTGCCAGACCTTACGTCATCACCATCGACAAGACCTCTCGCGAGATACTTTCGATTAGGAGAAACTGGTACGAAGATGACAGTAAGAAAAAGAAACGGCTACATTTCGTCCATTACAAATATCTTCCCGGTCTTGGTTTCTACGGTACAGGACTCATACATCTTATCGGTGGTCTCGCCAAATCTGCGACTTCGATTCTTCGTCAGCTTATTGACGCTGGCACGTTATCGAATCTCCCTGCTGGTCTTAAAGCTAGGGGTCTCCGCATCAAAGGCGATGATACGCCTCTCATGCCGGGTGAATTTAGGGATGTTGACGTACCGGGCGGTGCTATACGCGACTCAATTACTTTTATTCCTTACAAAGAGCCAAGCGGCGTACTCTACTCGTTACTTGGAAATATTGTCGAAGAAGGACGCCGTATCGGGTCGGTAGCCGATGTACAAGTGGGTGACATGGATTCTCAGGCACCAGTGGGGACAACGCTTGCCTTAATGGAGAGAAGCATGAAGGTCATGTCTGGTGTGCAAGCTCGTATGCACGCAGCCATGAAGAAAGAATTAAGGCTTCTATCGAATATTATACGTGACTATATGCCAGTAGAATACGCTTATGAAATGGATGGTGACTTTGATAGGCAAAAGGATTTTGATTCCCGCATAGATGTCATACCAGTTTCCGATCCTAATGCTGCTACCATGTCTCAACGTATCATGCAGTATCAGGCGGCTTTACAGCTTTCTCAACAAGCCCCCCAGTTATACAATATGGGGAAGCTACATCGTCAAATGCTTGAAGTGTTAGGTATTCAGGACGCTGATGACATCATTAAGCTTCCAGATGATATCAAGCCAGCCGATCCAGTGACAGAGAATATGATGTTGCTGAAGCAAGAGCCAGTCAAAGCTTTCAAGTATCAGGATCACGAGGCGCACATCACTGTGCATATGGCAGCAATGCAAGACCCAAAGATGAGGGAGATGGTGGGTCAATCTCCATTTGCACAAGCAATAGGTCAAGCTATGGCGGCACACATAACAGAGCATGTAGCATTCCAGTACAGGCGTGAGATTGAGAAGATGCTTGGCGTCGAGATGCCCAATGAGGATCAACCTCTACCAGAAGACGTAGAAGTCGAGATATCAAGATTGGCAAAAGATGCGGCAGAGAAGCTGCTACAAAAGAATCAAATGGAAGAACAACAGAAGCAGACACAGCAGCAACAACAAGACCCTGTTGTGCAAATGCAACAAGCCGAACTACAGATAAAACAGAAAGAACTTGAGCATAAGATTCAGATGGACACGCAGAAGCTACAGCTTGACGCGATGGCAAAAAGTTCAAATGCACAAATTCAAGCAGAGCGTATCTCTGCTGAGAACCAACGAGAGGGAGCAAGACTGGGAGTTAAGCTTGCGACTGATTTGGATAATTCCCAAAGGAGAGACCAGAAAGAGGGAGCGAAACTGGGGATTGAAGTAGCAAAGGAGCTAACGAAGGGGAATGAGTGATAGTATTTTTTCACTTCTGGAAAGGAAGATAGACGAGTACGAGTCCGATATAAAAGCTTATCTCGCATCTGGTCAGGCCGAAACCATGGATATGTATAATCGTGTCGTTGGAAGGAACGAAGCGTTACAATTCATAAGACAAGACCTGAAGGATATCGAAAAAAGATATATTGAAAGTTAGAACTTTTTTATCTAGAGTTCGTCTTGGGAGACTTCGTGGATGTCCACGCAGGGTCACTGTGAACCTTTAAATCACTGCAAGGTACTAAAATGTATACAGGAAATACAGCTACAGAGGAAAAGGTAGCCTCTAAACTACCAACGCCAAAAGGATATAAAATCCTAATAGGCATACCAGAACTAAGTGACAAAACAGATGGTGGCGTAATAATGCCGGACGGATTGAGAGATTCGGAAGCGACTGCATCTATCGTTGGTTTTGCCGTGACGCTAGGCCCAGATGCCTATGCCGACAAGTCTAAATTCCCTAACGGGCCATACTGCGAAGAGGGAGATTTCGTGATCTTCAGGGCTTACTCAGGCACTAGATTTAAAGTGCATGGCAAGGAGTTTAGGTTAATTAACGATGACACTGTTGAGGCAGTTGTTGACGATCCAAGGGGGTACGCAAGAGCATGAACCAGACAGCAGAACAAACTGAGTTTGTAGAGGAAACAGTGGCAGAAGCGATTGAGTCTGCAAAAGGTAAACCAAATCAAGGGGATGGTGACTTTGAAATAGAAGTTATTGATGATACTCCAGAAGCGGATCGCGGCAGACCTCGACGTTCAGAGGATTCAGAATCTGATATCCCTGATGACGATGAGATTAGCAAGTATAGTGAAGGCGTTCAGAAGCGAATCAAGAAGCTAAGTTTTCTAAACAACGAAGAGCGCCGTGCAAAAGAAGAAGCTCTTAGACTTCAGGAAGAGGCTCTTCGCTTCGCCCAACAGACTAAGTCTGAGAACGAACGTCTTAGAAAAACATTGCAAGAAGGTGAAGGCGTTCTTGTAAACCAAGCTAAGGGTCGCGTTGCAGCAGAGCTAGAAAAAGCAAGAACGGAAGCAAAATCCGCTTATGAGATGGGTGATGCGGATGCAATGATTGCAGCTAACGAAAAAGTTGCGAAACTTAACTACGAGCAGGAAAAATATAAAGACTATAGACCTAGACCTGCTCCAGCACCTGCGCCTCAGCCAGTCTACCAACAGCAAAATCAACCCCCACCCAACCAGCCGAGTCGGCAAGACCTTAGCTGGGCTGACAGGAATCCTTGGTTTGGAGAGCATAGTCCTAACTATGATCCAGAAATGACGGGCTACGCTTTTGGTCTTCATCAAAAACTTGTAAAAAGTGGGATTGATCCTAGAACAGAAGAATACTACAATGAAATAGACAATGCGGTTCGCCGTGTGTTTCCAGATAAGTTTGGCGATGGGCAAATTGAGGATACTGTTCCCCAACGTCAAGTAGGTAACGTGGTCGCTCCTGCCGCTCGCAGCGGTAAAAGGCCACGCAAAGTGCAAATGACCTCAACGCAAGTTTCTCTCGCCAAGAGACTTGGTCTGTCAAACGAACAATATGCGGCGCAATTAATGAAGGACATGAAACAATGACGAACCGAAACTCACGCCAAACTCAGTCTCGTGAAGAGACTAAACGTAAGGTGTCATGGACAAGACCTTCGATGTTACCAGTCCCCGAACCCAAAGATGGTATCGAATACCGTTGGGTACGCACATCTACCCTTGGACAAAATGATAACACGAATGTTTCTTCCAGATTTCGTGAGGGATGGACGCCGTGTCGCGCAGAGGATCATCAAGACCTTCACATTGTGTCTGATATCGAATCTCGATTTACAGACAATCTTGAGATTGGTGGATTACTGCTTTGTCAGAACTCGACCGAAAATGTGGAAGCTAGACGTGAAGCACAGCTAAATCAGGCATCAAACCAGATGGCAGCGGTGGACAACAGCTACTTACGCAACTCAGACCCACGTATGCCCGTTCTGAATCCAGAGCGGTCTACAAAAACTTCGTTTAGTGAGTAACCCTAATGGGGGAGCTTACTGATACTTTAAACTTAAAGGAGTATGAGAGATGGCTACTACAGCTACTCCCTATGGCTTGAAGCCCGTTAGACGGGCCGATGGAATGCCATATGCTGGTGCTACAAACCAGTATCTCATTGACCCTGCTGGTGAAGCAACGAACCTATTCTATGGTCAAGTTGTTATCATTGGGGCCGATGGGTATATTGCCCTGTCTACAGCGACAGGCGCAGACATAACTACAAACAACCTTGGTGGTAGTGGCGTTGGTGCCATTGGTGTCTTCGTTGGCTGTGAGTATGTGAACTCGTCTGGACAACTTGTTCAGGCACAGTACTACCCGACTGGAACATCTAACGGCGATACTATCAAGGCATATGTTGTTGATGATCCAAACGTCTTGTTCGAAGCGCAGCTTGATGCTGCTGGAGTGCAGACAATCATTGGTACGAATACTTTCTTCGCAGCAGTACAATCTACCAGCACTGGTTCTACAACCACTGGTAATTCTACATCTGCTTTGGATGCGACAGTTCAAACTGCCGCCGCAGCGTTCCGTATCGTTTCCCACGTTTCATCCGCTAGTGATGCCTTCCCAGATGTATTGGTTAAATTCAATCCATCGGCACACAGCATGATGAACAATGTTGGCTTATAAGGAGGTTGACGAATGGCTATTTCACGCGCACAGCTTCTTAAAGAGCTTTTACCGGGTCTGAACGCATTGTTCGGCTTGGAGTACGGCAAGTACGAAAACGAACACGCAGAAATCTATGAGACTGAAACCTCAGAAAGAAGTTTTGAGGAGGAAGTAAAACTATCCGGTTTTGGAGCAGCACCCGTGAAAGCGGAAGGTGCTTCTATCTCATACGACAATGCACAAGAGTCGTTCACTGCTCGCTACAACCACGAAACGGTTGCAATGGGATTCTCCATCACTGAAGAAGCGATGGAAGATAACTTGTACGATTCGTTGTCTGCACGTTACACGAAGGCTCTAGCTCGCGCTATGGCTTATACCAAGCAGGTTAAATCCGCTTCGTTGTTGAACACAGGCTTCACCACCTTTAATTCAGGTGATGGAACCACATTGTTCTCTACAGCGCACGGTACTGTAGCTGGTGGTAACAATGCAAACAGACCAGCAGCGAATGCTGACTTGAACGAAACCTCTCTTGAGCAAGCGGTCATCGACATTGCAGCGTTCACTGATGAACGTGATTTGTTGATTGCTGCACGTCCACGCAAGTTAATCGTTCCACCAGCATTGATGTTTGTTGCAACTCGTTTGCTTCAGACTGATCTGCGCGTAGGCACAGCGGATAATGACATTAACGCGCTTAACACGAATGGGTCTATCCCTGAAGGTTATTCCGTTAACCATTATCTCACTGATGCAGACGCATTCTTCCTAACCACAGATGTACCAAATGGTATGAAGCACTTCGTGCGTACTGCCATGCAGACATCTATGGACGGTGACTTCGATACAGGTAACGTGCGCTATAAAGCTCGCGAGCGTTATTCATTCGGCGTATCCGATCCATTAGGAATGTACGGTTCGCCCGGCGCATAAGTTCAATTGAACTTTTTAGAGGGGGCTGCTTCGGTAGCCCCTTTCTTTTTTGTAAAACATGTGTATAGTTTTCGCATCCCTGACAGTTACATAGTGTGACTGACTCTAGCCACGACAGGAGACAAGCATGGCTAATACAACTTTTAACGGCCCAGTTCGGTCTGAAAACGGATTTGAAACTGTGTCTAAAAACGCCACAACGGGCGTAATTACAATCACCAGCGGCAGCAAGATGGGAACAGAAGCCATAGGCAGTGCAGGTATTGAGGGTACTGCTGAAGTATATATTACTCAAGTAGAGCGTTTCAAAAGCGATACATCTACCAGTGTTAATCTCGTAAAGACTACTATTATGATTGACCTCACAGGTCTGCGTTCAACAGCGGCTGGAGACATCATTGGTAAGGACGGTGACGGAATTGCTTATATCGGGCGTGTTACCACTGCCAACCAAGGTACAGTGTTTGGCGTAACTATGGAGTGCTTTGAAACTCCTGCTGGTGGTGACCCTGATATTAATTTGCACTCAGCGACTGAAGGTACAGGTGTTGAAGACACCGCAATATCTGATCTTACTGAGACACTCATTATCAATGGCGGTGACGCAGCGGTAGGTACGAGAACGGCTGGTGGTACTATTGTAGCAGATCAGTACTTGTATCTAACAGCAGGTGCCACAACGAATGCTGACTACACGGCAGGTCGCTTGGTTATTACAATACTTGGCTATGATGTGGCTTCTTAATTTAACATAAGGAGACTGATATGGGTGTATCTCACATTCAAGCGACAACAGTTGTGGATGCACAGGCTGCGTCCACGACTTACGTTGCAGCAGCAGCACAGCCAGCGTCTACGTTTACAATTGCTAACGGGAGCTTCACAGCGGGTCATGCTAGACTTATAACTGTTACAACTACAGGCACAGGTGATAATGCTAAGACTGTTACTATAGTTGGAACTGACTTAAATGGCGGTGCCTTAACTGAAATCATAGTATCTACTGGCAGTGCTGCAACTGTTGCTGGTACAAAGTACTTTAAAACAGTAACTTCTGCTACATGTAGCGCACAGTATGCTGCTAACGCATCTGTTGGTATGGCTGCTAACGCAACCGCATCTATAACGATTAACAGGGCATCGCTAAAAGCGTTCTCTACTATATCGCATAGCGCAGCGCATCAGGTTGATTTCATAGACGGCACCACTGCTGAGTCTGGGTCAGTTGTGTTTAGAACAAAAACAAGTGGTGTAAACAATGCGTCTGATGATGTTTATATTCCTGATGAGGGTGTTCTTTTCGCCAGCGGCCTTGTCATTAAGTATCGTGTTGATGGCTCCCATATGGTCACAGCTTTCCACGCATAAGTTGAGGCTGTAAAATATGGCTGAGAAGAAAAAGGGAACTATGAAAGGCCACACCATAAAGGGTGGTCATAAACGCTCCACTAAGTCTGGGGCTGGGATGACTAAGAAGGGTGTGGATAAATACAAGAAAGAGAACCCCGGTTCCAAGCTGAAGACCGCTGTGACAGGCGCGGCCAAGAAGGGAAGCAAGGACGCCAAGAGGAGAAAGTCTTATTGCGCTCGTTCTTCTGGTCAGATGAAAAAGTTTCCTAAAGCGGCTAAAGACCCTAACTCTAGATTACGTCAGGCTCGTAAGAGGTGGAAATGTTAAGTAATAAGATAGTTTTGGCAGCAGTAGCGGCACTTATGGGGTTAGTCGGGGCTGCTGCTTATAGTTGGGCAAGTTGGACAACTGAAACTCTTATAGCTGTCGATAAGCGAACTGAAGTGATTGAAGCTCAATTAGAGTTTATAAAGAAAGAAATGGAGAGGTTGTATGCATCAAGATAGCATGTGGCTCAACCTAAAAAAGTTGCAAAGAAAACCAAACGGCACAGAAGTGTAGTTACATAGGAACGTATAATGTCAGTAGTAACCCCAGACCTCCCTGAGTTATTTGAGGAAGCCTACGAAAGGGCTGGTCTTGAGATGCGTTCTGGATATGATCTAAAGACGGCTCGCAGAAGTCTTAACCTTTTAACATTGGAATGGCAGAACCGTGGGCTTAATCTCTTTACTATTGAAGCTGGAACAGAACCTATCATAGCAGGTACAGAAACTTATACGCTACCTTCGGACACGATTGACATTATAGAACATCAAATTCGAACAGGCACAGGAACCAATCAAGTCGATACGTCCCTTCAAAGGGTTAGTGTCGCAACCTACGCTCAACAAACTAACAAAAACACGCAAGGTAGGCCGACCCAAATCTATGTCCAAAGGCTTCCAACAGAAACAAAAATAACTCTGTGGCCTGTACCTGATTTAACAACGACATACACTTTAGCATACTTTCGGTTAAAGGGTATTGACGGTTTGTCTTCTGGGGTCGGCACAAATATAACCTCAGTACCACCAAGGTTCGTCCCGTGTCTTGTTGCTGGTATGGCTTACTACCTAGCCATGAAGAGACCTGAGTCTGCTCCAAGAGCGCCAGCCCTTAAACAAGAGTATGAGTTTCAGTTTCAGCTTGCGGCTGGTGAGGACGAAGAAACTGCGTCTATAAGGTTTGTTCCTTATGATACTTTCGCGTTGGGTGGGTAATGAGTTACGCAAAAGCAAAATACGCCTTCGGGTTTTGTGATAGAACGGGGTTTCGTTATCCGTTGAAAGACTTGGTTCCAGAATTTCAAAATGGAGTTAAGACTGGATTTCTTGTTGGAAGGGATGTCTTTGATCCAGATCAACCTCAAAACTTTCTTGGTAGGATGAAGATTAATGATCCACAATCTTTACGCAATCCGCGACCTGATACCTCTCTCTTGGAAAGCAGGGAGTTGTTTGGGTTTGATCCAGTTTGGAATGCCGCGCAATATATGGTAGCTTCTTCTGGGAGAGTAACTGTCACGGCAGCGGCAAGTGACGAAGTATTAGGGGTTTCTGCGACAGGCGTAGTTGGCTCGGTAACAGTAGAATTATAGGAGATTGATATGCCACAAGGTAAAGGTACATACGGAAGTAAAGTTGGTCGGCCCCCCAAGAATAAGAAAAAGAGGGATAACAGCGCGGCTAAGAGACGACACACGTTAGCTACTCATATGTTAGACTATGACGGTAACCTGAAGCGTATCCGTAGTGATGAAGCTGCTGCCCCTATTCCAATGGACTTATCCATGACAGCTACTTCTAAATCGGGAAAGAAAGGACATAAAAGCCTTCAGGAGATAGTGCCCAAAGCGAAGCCCAATAAAAAGAAAACTGGGCCTTCTGGCAAGATGAATGGCGGCAAGATGAAGAACAAGCCTCTCGCTATGAAGGAAGGTGGTCGCCCAATGAGCGAAATGCTTGAAGATAAGCGTTTTGAACGCCTAGAAGCTAAGTTTAAATCTTCCGAGAAAAAGAACCGTGATCGTGGGAGCAGTGGACGTGCTACCGAGGCGGAAGAAACGATAAAAGCTTTAGATGAAGCTGTGAAGGATAGAAAACTGCTAGATAAATATGGAAAGGATGCTCCTAAGTCTAGAGCCTTTATGACAGAGCGACCTAAGAAGATGTCTATGGGTGGCAAGTGTCGTGGCATGGGCGCTGCAACTCGTGGCGGCAACTTTAAGATGGGTTAAGTTCAAATGAACTATACAGAACTTACGCAGTCTATACAGGATTATACAGAAAACGATGAGACAACATTTGTCTCAGAAATACCTACGTTTGTTCGTCAAGTAGAGGAAAAGATACATCGTACTGTGTTGATCCCTGAACTTCGTAAGAATGTTACAGCGAACATGACCCAGCATGTCAGGTTCGTTGGTAGACCATCCGACTTCTTGGCACCCTTCTCTATGGCGGTGATAGACGCTAGTGGTGACTATCACTTCCTCCTTAACAAAGATGTTAACTTTGTTAGAGAGGCGTACCCATCTAAGTCTTCGTATGCTCAACCCAAGTATTATGCTGAGTTCGACGGTGACTTTACCTCAACCAACTCTTCTGGAAACTTTATACTTGGGCCAACTCCAGACGCTGCCTATGAAGTTCAATTGCACTATTACTACGACCCACCTTCTATAGTTACGTCAGCTACATCTTGGTTGGGCGATAACGCAGAGGTTGCTTTGCTATATGGGTCTCTTGTAGAAGCGTATATATTCATGAAGGGTGATGCTGATTTGCTGGCCCAGTACGAAGCAAAGTATCAAGAATCACTGAAGCGCCTGATGGTACTTGGTGAAGGTAGATTAAAGCGCGACAGTTATCGCAGCGAACCAAGGTTGGAGATGTAGATGTTTAAAGTAAAGGTAGATGTCCCTCAGAATGAGTCAGTTGTTGGAGTTCAGACAACTCACAACCGTGGGTTTACACCTGAAGAAATTTCTAAAGACTGCGTTAGTAAATTAATAAGTGTATCTGATTCGACACATCCTGCGATAAGAGATCAGGCAAACGCTTATAAAACAGAAATGGAACGCACTGTTGCTTATTACATGCGTCAAGCTATTCGCAGTGACCGAACAACTGTGTA